ATCGTGTTGAAAAGCCATTCGCCTAATGCCATTAGCAAGTGCGATCCACGCTGACGGTTCATCAGGTAACTCCTTTAGAAAGTGTGTTCGAACGTTCACACCCGAAAAGAAGTCGCCACCGCAGCTCTCGCGAAAAGGTCCCTCCCAGAAGGACTTTTCCATGTTGGGCTCGAAACCAAAGAACTTAAGCGCCGCTAATAATGTCTCGGTTATCTCAACCGGTACTATTAGATCGTCGCCGTAGCATGACACCATGTCTGGGTCAGCGCCTTCGGCAGTTGCAACAACACGTGCTAACGTTAGGAACAAGATCGTCTCGAGTTCAAACGTGAAGCCATTCCCCATAGAGGAGAACTTTTCCAAGTAGACCCATTGACCTTGTATAAACGTCTTCTTACTTCGCAGCGAGTTGAGTAACGCGTACCATGAGCTGTGCAAGACCAGCTTAGGTAAAACTCGGCACACGGTGTCCGAGGCGTTGCTCATGTCGATCGTGGCGAGTCGGCCGTTTACAGAAGCGCTCTGTGCGAGGCGCCTATGCAAAGCCTGACCCTGTCTGAGATCGACTCCTGTCTGTGCTTTGATGCGGTGCTTGAGTAACCGGCCGATGTCGAGTTGATACGCGACATTTAGGCTCGGCTCCTTGCAGCATCCGCGACGCTTAGTTGCGTCTTTCGGCACAGTAAAGAAGATATTACCCTCAACAGTAGACGGATCACTCGCGTAAGGGCGCTCTTGAGCCAACGCACGAAACCAGGAGGTCTCGGCGAATAAAGGCAAAAGGCACCTTGCATCGCGTGTGATTTGGGGGGTGCCCGACATCTTGTCGGGTGCTGTTGTGTATACACCCGTGTCGCCATACGTAGCTCCCCTTGAAAAACGGGGAGTGAGGGTCGCAGGCAGGTTTCCCATGACGCGCGCAACTTCTTTACGCCAAGTACCGATGAATTGGTACAGGCGCTCGTCCTCGGTCGACTCAAAAAGTTCTGAGCCGGGTACGAAACGAGAGAGGCGCGCATTGGTAGAAGCGTTCATGCGTTCGCACGCAAAAAACGTCTCCACTGCCTTCCGCTCGCGATCATCATTTGTGGGAAGATCCTCCACCTTTCGGAGAAGATCAACCACAACGGCGTCCCTAAAGTATACCTCAGGGTCCGTGTAATCGCGCGGGCTCACACGGAGCGAAAGTAGCTCCGTCCACTCGTCCCTCTCGACCAGCGAATTAACGCGGGCTGAGAGGGGCGTGGCCGCATCAGCGCAAAGCGCACTGATGACACGTCTCAAAAGATGATCCATGTTGACAGCTCCTGACCGGTTAAGTTGCCGGCACGGCGTCGCGTACGATAGCCTTGATCACCGCATTGGCGATCAAGTTCGTAACGAAAGCGACGGCGTCGTCCTTGGAGGACTCAGGGAAGCCATCAGGCACTGTGATATCCGCATTGAAATCAAAGGTAGAAGCGACAACCGGCAGGCCGGTGCGCGCATCCAGATACGTAGCGGGGATCTGCAGTTTGATGTTTGCCTTACGCGCAGAAGCGCCGACACGCGTAGCAACAGCGACTCGAGGAAAAGCGAGACTCGTCTCGCCTTCCTTAAGCCGCCAGTTGGCATACGAGCCGTCGCCGGCCGCGGGGGACATCAAGGTGAACGTTTTGTCAACGTTCGCTGCATTCTTCAACACGAGGTTAATTGCTTGAGGCATAGTGTTATTCCTAATAAAGGAGGTTGATAAAAGGTCTCAGAACCGTATAAGACGATTCAGCTTATCGAACTTCTGTACAGCTAAGGAGGCGGCTATAACGGCCAACTCCCAGTTGACATCAGGTACTTTAAGCTCCCATGACATGCGCGGATGCGAACCGACTACTCGCGTCTTTTCAGACAGATAAGTAACCGTATGACGCGTTTCCTTCACTAAATTGTTGTAGTGATGCTCGTCGATGAGGAACCTTGCTGTGTGGGTCGTGCTCTTGTCAGTTATCGTCAAACCAACTGTGTCGGTGATACAGTTGATCATCTGGTTCACGTTCAAGAACATATTCACCACAAACGACCAGGGGACAAGATCCCATATGACCGTCGCAGGGTTGATGAGGCCCATGCGATTTAACAGCCAAAGGTTGGGGTTAGACACCACAACCTGAGACGCCAACGTCGTAGTCATGAATCCTTCCCACTTCGCGGTGAGGCCATCATAAGGCCCTTTTCGCTCAGTGGTGCGGGTGACATACTCACGATGGCGTGACTTGACGTACTGGGGTGGTGTGGCTCCGGCTATAACTGTGAAGAGACTTGCGTGCAAGTCGCTGAACAGTGGAAGCCAGCCAAACTCGAGCTCCAATACTTCATTAGCCACTGGGTCCTTCTTCCTTCTTAGATAATGTAGACGGCCTTTCTCGCGAGAAAGGGCCGATGCTGCATAATCAAGCTGGCGGACCAGGTACTTCGAGCGGTGTACGATCATCTCTTGCGACTGTTTCCAGGAAGCAAGAGTGACACCCATCGAAGCTGAGCCCTTCCTGAGTCTCCCATTATAACGAGCAAGCGCTCTGTTATCGATGGAGGCCCAGTTAACACCAGGGGGCAATCGCTCATTTCTTCCGGGGCCCAAGGGCGCCGAAATACATGAGTTCTTGCTCGAACTGATGCTAAGTAGCCTATCATGAACGCGTCGGTAATTCTGCTGAGTTAACTGCAGTTTACCATTAACGCGCCGACTGTTTTGCGAATTACTGTAGTGCGAAACGACAGTAATGGGCTGACAACCGGGAATCATGGTACGTTTGAGTTCGTACTGTACGATAGGCATGGCTCGGAATCCTCTCAAATTTTACGTGGGAATAAGGTTACCCACGCCTGGATAGCTGGGCTATCAAGGACAGGCAAAGAACCTGAGATAGA